GCTTTTGTCCCAGAGATTTGGTCAGACGAAATCGCAGCAGCTTACAAGTCTAATCTTGTAATTGCTAACTTAGTAAAGAAAATGAGTCATGTTGGCAAGAAAGGTGATACTCTTCACATTCCTAAGCCAGTACGTGGTTCAGCTACTGCTAAGGCAGAAAACACTCAAGTAAACCTAATCGTTGGTGCAGATACAGACTTTTCAGTAAGTATCGATAAGCACTACGAATACTCACGTTTAATTGAGGACATCACTGACGTTCAAGCTCTACCATCACTACGTTCTTTCTACACAGAAGACGCTGGTTATGCTCTAGCTCGTCAGATTGATTCTGACTTAGGCAATCTAGGTAGCTCACTATCTGGTCGTTACTACATGGACGCTGGTGCAACTGGTGCGTTGACAGCTTATGCTGCTGACACAGTTCTAGCTGCTGACGTGTTCACTGATGTAGGCTTCCGTACTGCAATCCAACTACTTGATGACGCAGACGTACCTATGGACAATCGTTTCATGGTTGTTCCTCCTTCAGTTAAGAAGGACATTCTAGGTATTGACCGTTTCAACAGTTCTGACTTCGTTAATGGCCGTCCAGTAGAGAATGGTTTAATTGGCGAAATCTACGGTGTTAAAATCTATGTATCTACTAACCTACCTGAAGTCGAGAGTGCTGCTGAAAACGGTGCTAACGGTCGTGTAGTTGGTGGTATTCTAGGTCACCGTGATGCGTTCATTCTTGCAGAGCAAATGGGTGTACGTGTTCAGACACAATACAAGCAAGAGTTCTTAGGTGACTTGATGACTGCTGATACAATCTATGGAGTTGCAGAACTTCGTGATGGTGCAGCTTTACAACTAGTCTTTGCTTCTGACGCTACTCCAGCAACAGCAGCACCGTAAGACAATTTGTAAGTAATATAGATAGGGGTAGGCAACTGCCCCTTTCTTCTATTTAAGGAAATTATTTACATGAGTCTTAAGAATGAGATAGACCCCATAGAGTATGGGAAGCTACTTAGCAAAGTAGAATCTTTAGAAGAAAAGGTAGGCTCAATGGAGCTTGACCTAAAAGAATTATTAGAACTAGCCAATAGGTCGCGTGGCGCATTTTGGGTAGGTCTTAGTTTAGCATCGTTTATGGGTGCTTTGGCCACTATATTATTTAAACGATTTTTGGGGTAGTACATGGCAATATATCGAGGTGATGGTGGAGCAGGTGATGCTACTACTGACATTACAATTAATGCTGTAACAGAAAAAGCTACAGAAGCCGCTACTTCCGCTACCAATGCTGCAAACTCAGCTACTAGCGCATCTACATCAGCGAGTAACGCAGCCACTTCCGAAACAAACGCAGCTAACAGTGCAACAAGCGCAGGTACATCGGCTACCAGTGCAAGCACTAGCGCGACTAATGCTGCAACATCAGCGTCAACTGCTAGTACAGCAGCAACTGATGCACAGACAGCCCAGACAGCAGCAGAGCTAGCAGAGACTAACGCTGAGACTGCTGAAACTAACGCTGCTGGTTCAGCTACTGCAGCCGCTTCATCTGCAACTAGTGCTGTTTCTTCGGCTACTACTGCAACAACTAAAGCTAGTGAGGCAGCCGCTTCCGCTAGTTCCGCAGCAAGCTCTGCCAGTGCTGCATCGACAAGTGCTAGTAATGCTAGTACATCAGCCACTAACGCTGCTACAAGTGAAACCAATGCTGGTAACAGTGCAACTGCTGCTGCTTCCAGTGCATCAAGTGCATCTACTTCAGCAAGCACAGCAACTACTAAGGCAAGCGAAGCATCTACCTCAGCTACTAATGCAGCTACGAGTGAGACTAACGCAGCAACTTCAGAAACTAATGCTGCTGCATCTGCTAGTGCTGCTAGTACATCAGAAAGTAATGCAGCAACGTCTGCCTCCACAGCTACTACACAAGCAAGCAACGCAGCTACAAGCGCGAGTAATGCTTCTACGTCAGCTACCAACGCAGCTAATAGTGCATCAGCAGCTAGTACGTCAGAGACTAATGCAGCTAACAGTGCTAGTGCAGCAAGTACCAGTGAGACTAATGCAGCTAGTTCTGCTTCTGCTGCCGCAACTAGTGCTAGTGAAGCTGCTGCATCTGCTGCTAGTATTGACCCAGATGACTTTGCAACAGCAGCTCAAGGCGCACTTGCAGATAGTGCAGTGCAGCCAAGTACCAGTCCAACATTCGTTACAGTAACTGCAACAACAGTTGACTTAGGTGACTGGACTATTACAGAAGCTAGTGGCGTATTAAAGTTTGCTCATAGTGGCACAGATAAGATGAAGTTAGATAGCTCAGGTAATCTAACAGTCGTAGGTGATGTAACAGCATTTGGTAGTATTTAATGGCACTACAAACATCAGGAGCTATATCTCTTAGCGAGATACAAACAGAGTTTGGTGGTAGTAATCCTATCAGCATATCAGAGTATTATGGTTCTGGTGGAGTAACTGGTAGTGGTGAGATAAGCCTTACTGACTTTTATGGTACTAGTGCTAGAGTAACTATTAACTTGACTATTGCTTCTAACACATCTGCTTACGACATCTATACCAATAGAGGTGGTACATACGTTGCAGGTAACACTGACGTTATTGTTACAGTCAACTCAGGTGTAACTGTATCTGCTGGCACTTCTAATTATGCTATGAGAACAAATGCTAGTGGTGTAAGTTGGGATGCAGGAGATACTATTAAAGTAATTAACAATGGTACTATTGCAGGCTATGGTGGTGCAGGTGGTGATGGCGGTACTACTGGTTCAAGAATTGGTTCTAATGGCGTAGCTGGTAAACATGCTTTTAGAGCTAATAACGCTGTTACTCTTGATAACATTGGCACACTAGCTGGTGGTGGCGGTGGTGCTGGAGGTGGTGGCTTCTCTACTCAAACTGGTAGAGCTAATAGTAAGGCATCATTTACTACTGTCACTGCTAATGGTGGTGGAGGTGGTGGAGGTGGTGGTCAAAACGCTGGTGCTATTGGAGCTAATGGTTCTGGAGGTTCTGCTGCAACTGCTACAGCAGGTGGCGCAGGTAAGCAAGGTATAACTACTAGTAATAGTGGTACTGGTTACGCTCGTGGTGGCGGTGGTGGTAATGGTGGTGCAAGAGGTACTGCTGGTGCTAATGGTAATCCTGCCACTGGGTTTGCTGGAAGTTATGGCGGTACTGTCACTAACTATGCAGGTGGTACAGGTGGAGCAGCAGGTAATGCAGTTGTAGGTAGTGGTACAGTTACTTGGATAACCACAGGTACAAGATATGGGAGCTTTTAAGAGTGATATTATTTAGAGTATTTATAGAAAACAAAGCAGTAATCAATAGAGCTTACTGGGCAGAAAGTCCAACAGAACAAGCCTTAGCTGATAGGCTGTCTGAAATTACTGATGTATTTCCTAATGAGACTTTTCCATATCCACCAGCAATCTTAGGTAAAGATTTATATGATAACGTATCTACGTTACATCAATGCTCACCAGATAACAATAGTGCAGTTGCAGCTAAAGTACAAGGTAACTTGCTACTAGACAAAGACTTTATTCGTTACATATATGACTTAGATACTAACACTAAGACTTACGAAATCTTTTATAAAGATGATGCAGCATACTCTATGCAGCCTTTAGGTGCTGGTCTTACTGTTTATCGTATCTCTGATATGTTTGATGCAGATATGAATAACTTAGGTAAGCAAGCTGTATATGTTCAAGGTAGTAATGCAGATGTGTTTGCTTGGGCTAACAGCCTTAATCCTAACATAGCTATGCCTATCTCTGTAGATAAAGAGTTACACCCAGATGATAGTTATAAGTTTGAGTTTAACACTAACAGAGAATTAGTATCAGTACAGTTGTTTGCACACCTTACTAGAACAATGGTATGGAACGCAGAAGGTACAGAAACTTATGTTGAGTACACTGCTGATTACGCTGATGAATTAACTAACTTAGCTGATACAGAGATTGTTATTCCTCGCTACAATGAGAATGGTTTTCGTATAGCAAGTGACCCAAATAGGTAATGAAGGATTGGGGTATAGGTTCTACTCATGTAATTACTAGGTTAGGTAATAACATGATTAAAAGATGGGGTATATGGACTCCATACTTTACTATACTACTTAGTAAGATATACCCAATAGAACAGATATACCATAACCACGAAGGTAACTTTGTATCCTTCTTGCTTAAAGGTAGTTACTGGGAAGACGTAGAAGTAGCAGGACTTGTTACTACTAGACACTCTAAGTTTATTAACGTAGTAAGGAGTGACGAATACCATAGAGTACATTGTAATGAGCCTGTATGGACATTACTCTTTATGGGTAAGAAGCAACAAGATGTTACAGCTAAGTGGCGAGACAAGGTTTATCCTTACACTAGACTGACAAAGAGATATAAATAATGGCAGCTAAAAAGAAAGATTCACGACTAACTAACGCAGGTGTAGCAGGTTACAACAAACCTAAACGTACACCTAATCACCCAAAGAAGTCACACGTAGTAGTAGCCAAAGAAGGCGATAAAATTAAGACTATTCGTTTTGGTGAGCAAGGAGCTAGTACAGCAGGTAAAGCCAAAAGTGGTGAGTCTGACCGTATGAAGGCTAAACGTAAGTCATTTAAAGCAAGACACGCAAAGAACATAGCTAAAGGTAAGATGTCTGCTGCTTACTGGGCTGATAAAGTTAAATGGTAATACTTTACATTACCTCCAAAATATGGTATAATATCTTATGAGTTACTTAGAAGTAGTAAACAATATATTAAAACGGTTAAGAGAACGAACGGTATCTACGGTTAATGAGTCTTCTTACTCTGCGCTAATCGCTGTATTGGTTAATGACGCTAAGGACGATGTAGAGAAAGCATGGTCTTGGTCTGGTCTTCGTACTACTCTTTCGGCTACAACTACGGAAGATGTATTTAACTATGAACTAAATGGTTCACAGAATAAACTAACTGTACTCGATGTAGTCAACGATACAGCAAATCACTTCATGAAGTATGAGACTGCTCATAAGTTTAATGAGTTCTTTCTAAACCAACAAGCTACTAAAGGTACACCGTACTACTATTCGTTCAACGGTATTAGTCCAGATGGTGATACACAAGTAGACATCTACCCAATTCCTGATAAGGCATACGACCTACGCTTTAACGTAGTTCTTCGTACTGATGACTTATCTGATGATGCCGATACATTCCAAGTACCTACTAAGCCTATTGAGCTATTAGCTTACGCATTAGCCGTAGAGGAACGTGGTGAAGATGGTGGTGCTAATCCAGTATCAGCTTTCGTAAGAGCTAACAATGCCTTACAAGATTCTATTGCCTTAGATGCTGCGAAGCACCCAGAGGAGACAATCTGGTATGAAAGCTAAGAGTATTCTAGTAGAAAACTTACCAACAACTAATGGTGTTCTGTATACAGTACCACCTAATACTAGAGCAAAGTGGATACTAGCTTTTGTGTCTAATGGTACAGGCTCTACAGTTAGTGACGTACATATTAAGATTGAAAACGATGCAACTATTACAGTCTTAGGTTCTAAGTCTTTAGGCTCTGGAGACTTTATCCAACTAAAGCAAGATGGTGGATATGTAATGCTGGAATCTGGTTATGAAATTACAGGTGATGCAGGTTCTACAGGTGTATCATGTATCTTAACAGTTGAAGAGACACCATTCCTAGTGAGTACAGCATAATGGCAAAACCTTTAGTAACAGCATCACTAGTAGCACCAGCTTTCTTAGGTTTAAATACTCAAGAATCTTCTGTAGCTAATGACCCAAGATTTGCATTGGAAGCTAACAACTGTGTGATTGATGAGTTTGGTAGATTAGGTGCTAGGAAAGGTTGGTCTTATCGTACTACTACAGGTGGTACCAGTACTAACCTATTAGGTATGCACCCATTCCTAGATATTACTGGTGTAAATACTTTAGTATCATGGAGTGCTGATACTTTTTACACAGGTTTAGCTACATTAACGGAACGTACACCGACTACTACAGACACTATTGCTGCTGGTAATTGGCAAGGCGTTACATTAAATGACAGAGCGTACTTCTTTCAACGTGGTTACAAGCCGTTGTACTACACCAATGAGACTACGCCAAACGAATTTAAGTCCATAGACCAACACGCTGACTATGATGGTACAGCACCACTAGCTAACATTGTCTTGTCTGCTTATGGTCGTTTATGGGCTGCTGATACTACAACTAATAAAACTACAGTATACTTCTCAGACCTCCTCAATGGAGCTAAATGGGGTTCTGGTAGTGCAGGTAGCCTAAACATATCAGGTATCCTTCCTAAAGGCTCTGACGTAATTACAGGACTTGCTGCGCACAATGGATTCCTATTCATACTGTGCAAAGATAACATTATTATTTTCCAAGACCAAGATAGTTTTCAAGGTAGTTTTGACGTAAACACATTACGCTTGGTGGAAGTAATTAAAGGTGTTGGCTGTATAGCAAGAGATAGTATACAGAACACAGGTACTGACGTAGCTTTCTTATCGGCTACTGGCTTACGTTCTTTAGGC